CACCCACACCCGTCCCCGACTAATTAAACTTGAACATGGCGTAAATCAAACACGCAATCTTTAGCACTGTCGTAGAAACACTTAACTTTGATCTCTGTCTCTGCGAATGCGAACTTCTCGAAGCCGATAGGCATTCCAGAAGCCTTACAACGAAACACGTCGAGCTCCAGAAGAGCGTCATCGCCACGCTGTTGAGCGTAAACCATAGCGCCGAACTCAGGAAGCGTCTGAGATGCCGAAGCACCTACACGTACAGTCATTGACTTCGTGTTCACAGGACGAACGTAGAACTCTGCAGTGTGACCTACGGTGAATGCTGGGGTTCCAACCTTCGTGAAGGTCAAACCGTAAGCAGCATTTACTGCAGTCGCAGCGCTAACGTCGATCGAGAAGATTTTGAGCAAGTCGCTCGTATAGCTGCCGTCGCTACCTCGTGCGAAGTCAACGTCTGAGCTCAAGAACACGTCAGCAGTACCAGCAGCCGTAGCTACGATGATATATTTGCCGAACTTGAGGTCAGCCTGGTCAGCTGCAGTCAAAGATACTCCAGAGATACCGTTTGCGACGTCGATGATAGAACCACCGAATACGTCAACAGCAGTTGAAACGTTACCGTTTGCTTCTGCAGCGTTTGCCGTAGGTGCTTTACCGAGGAACAATTCAAACATGAAGTCTTCAAACTGAGAAACCTTCAGGCTCATCTCAGCGTTCATAGATCCGTTCTCAACTGCCCAAGGAAACTTCTGGCTTCCTCCGCTGAGCTCGATGATTTCGCTGGTCAACTCGAGAGAAGAACCTTGTACGACCTTCATAATGCCGTAGAAAATCCCCGTCGTTCTGTTGTATGGGGCTACGGAGTGAACTCCGAAAAATGCCCGTGGTGCTGATAGTGCCATGTTAAATCTCCCTTCCTAAATTAAATTAACCTATGCCTGTCTTAATTTGAATACCTACAGCCCGATACAGTTTACTACTGTTAGCAAGCTTGAACTGAATCGGAACCAAACTTGAAATCTCGAAACGAGTTCCCATGTGTGCATCCGACCAATTGTTTTGAACACAATCCTTCAGGCATCGATTGTACCTGAGAAGTCTTCGAACTATCTCTGAGTCTTCACCAGCATCTGCCAAAATTACGACAGCAGTCAGTGAGATAAGCTCGGAGGTCATCGGACCTTTACCAACGCTCTCAATGTTGTCTATGCCGACCAAAACAAAAGGATCATAGTTTTGCACAGTGCCGTTGAGCTCTTGAACCGCGTAAGCCATGTCATCGATCGCATCAAGAACAACGGAGTCATTCTTCTCAGCGTTGATAGCCGTGATCTTCGTGTTCAGCTCTGCCTTAACGACCGCAATGATACGGTCTAAAATACCTTCAGCGTCTTTTCTCATGACTGCACCTTGCCTAGCTGCTGGAGCTTCTGTGCAAGGAATCCATTCAAGATACCTACCCAGCGCTCAAGGCGACCCTGCTGCTCACTGGTGGCGAACTGTGAAGCTTCAGGACCAATAAACAAGAACTTCCTGAGCGGTATTTTAGAACGTGCTTCGTCTGACTGGTGGTACACACCCCAAGGAACTCTCGTCCCAATAACCAATGTGTTCTTATTTGCGATGAAATTAATAGCGTTCGAGTTCGTAGGATCCGTCATCGAATCAGCTAACACGCCGCTTCTTTTTAAAATCGGATAAACAAAACCGACTTCTTTTTGCTTTCGTTTCTTCGTCGAAGGAGCAAGGTCTTGGTACTTCCCAGGACCAGAGAGCTTAAAAATAGCCGCTTCTGACTTATAAAAATCTTTAGAAATGAGGGTGAGTGGAATAGTTAAGTCTGAAACTTCTTCTGAAACGCGGTCAAGAGTCTCGCGGAAGACTTTATCGTTATCGACTGAATACGATGTAAACGCCATTTACCACTGCCTCTCCCCTTTTTTAAACGTATGTTCTAGGGAGTTATTCACAGCGTAAGACGATACACCTTCGCCTGCTTCAAGAGATACTGCGTCTGAGAGTAAAAGCTTACGAGCTACAATATCGTTGAGCCTTCGCATTGCAGCGCCTTCAACGGTACCTTTAACGCCTTGCTCGGTCTCTTCTGCGCCAGTCTTCACATCGAGAATGCGTTTGATGCGAGGACAAACAAGGTCAATACATATAGTTTTCAAAACAAGCAGCGCGTTGGGACCAGTAACAGGCACAGTGTAAACCATACCTACCTTTGCATCGATCAACGCGCTTGCTTCATCAATAAAACGTGCGACATCAGCAGTAGTCACAGAGGTAGCCGTCGTGAACGTAACGTTCTTGAAGTCCCCTTCTATTTCTTCCTGTGTCGCATACGCCATTATTTCTTACCTTTTTTCTTTGGCTCTTCTTGAACCAATTCCTTTTCTACAGACTGAGTAGGCTCTTCAGAACCCTCAGAACGAACTAACGAACTGAGGTCTAGCTTTGCCGTCTTCATCTCTAGAAACTTCTCTTGTGAGATTTCTTCTCCAGCCTTACGCTTGAGGAACCCACAATTAAAGTTACACAATGCGAAATGTTTCATGTGAACTCCTTAAGGGAAACAACGGAAGTTCTGAACGAAGAATAAGTCAACGTCCTTGCTTCCATCTAGTGCAGTGTTGAACGAAGCAGTGTTCTTCTCAATCTCATCTGCATCTGCAACGATTGTAGGAGCTGTGCCTTCTTTAACACCAGCCACAACACCGTGGAACATATCACCAGCTTGATTCATGCAACGCTTAAGACCAAGCTTAGCGCCTGTCCCAATGTTCCATGTAGCAGCGAATGCACCGGACTCACAGTTAGCAGGGAAAACTACAGAGGTTACAGACTGAAACGCTTTAGCGCCAGTCTGAGCTGCTGTGTCGTTTGCTGCGAACGTGAAGTTTTCGCTGATAGCAGCTCCGAAGAAGTTCGTGCCGTTAACCACAATCACACAAGCCTCAATGTCAGTCGTAGTCCCAGCAGGAGTGATGACAATGTTGCGAGGTTGATCAGGTTGAGCAGAGAACGACGACAAAGTAGCAATCGCTGCAGATGTTGCACCAGAAGCAGCTGTGCTCAATCGAGTAGCAACAGCAAGTAAAGGATCAGTCCAAACCTGACGCTCGATCGCTGCTTGTGTAGGGTATTTCATGTCTTGAAACTGACGCTTTACAGGAGAAGCTTTAACCGCAACTGTAAAAAGCATCAGAATTGAAATTAGGTATCTCATTTTCGTGCTTCCTTCTTATGAAAATGGGACTTGAGCATAGAGCCCAAGCCCCAAAGTTTTACTAACTAATTACGCAATCGAGTTCTTGATCAGGTATGCAGCGCCAACATTCGACAGCAAGAAGTCATACTCGTCTTCAACGAGGATAGCTTTCGAGCCAGGAGGATTGTTAACGTCCCATTTGTAAACCTTACGAGGTTCACTACCAGCGATTTGAACGCGATAGCCGAGACTGATTTGCTGAGGTGCAGCAGAATCAGGAGCGACTGCGAATACAATGTGCTTGCCCCAGCAAGCAGAAAGAACGTCAGTTTGCCCTTCTTTAGCGCTGTTGTAACGAGCCATCGCAAGATGAACTTTATCAACGCCGAGAACAGAAGCCAATTCGTCTTCACGAAGACCGCCTGGACGGTCGTACTTGAACCCGAGAGCATCAAGCATTTGTGGGTGGAAACGAAGCTTGTTCCAGACAAGGATGTCAAGAATAGCAATGTTAGGCATCATGCCTACGTTACCCATGATCGTCTCACGAGCGGTCGAGAAGACTGCGATAGGATCCGAATTGTCATAGTCAGAGAACTGAGCAGTACCAGCAAGCGTGGTGTTGCTTGTGATGATTGCAGTGTCAGACAATGAATCAGCGAGAACCTTTTCCTTCTCAAGCCAGAGAGAGGTGGTAAGACCAATGGTCTCGTCTTTCTCTGCATCGAATGGCTCTTCGACGTTCGCGTAGTCTTCTTTAGAAACGAAACCTTCAAGGCCGTGTCCTTCTACCAAGTAGGTAGTGGTGCTACGAGCTAGGGTCTCAACGCGACGGTATTTACCACGACCACCTTTGATCGAGTTCTCGATGCGGAGGTGTGACTGACCGTACTTACCAAGCAAACCAGAATACTGCTTTACTTGAATCAAAGGCAAAACTGCCTCGCTTACATATCCCTTTGGAAAATAACCACTGCTGACTTTGGTCAGAAGTTTATCTACTTGTGCTCTTAACTGTGACATTTATTTCTTCCCCTTCCCTAAAATTCTTTTTAGTAATTGCTGATGTGAATGTTTGCTGAAAAGATATCGCCTACTACAGCGGATTGCATAGCAACGCCTAGTACTCGATCGTTCGCAGTCGTGGTTGGTTTGATGGTTCCGTCAGTGTGCGAAGCAAGCAAATCACCGATTGCTACGGTGGTTTGAGCGAGGCATTTGGCACCGCCTCCTACAGCTACTTCTACAGGAGCGCCGGAAGCAGCGTCGCTTTGAGCGATGCCACATCCTTTGTCAGTAGCTGCAGTGCATTCGATAACAGTTTTGCCATCGTTTGCGCTGATTTTCACAGCGTGACCTTTTACGATCGCGCCTCCAGCTAGGAAGGTTTGAATGATTGGTTCTTGAGTTGATGCCATTTCTTATTTCTCCTTTTCTTTAATTTAAAATTTAAGCCCTAGTTTCCTTAACTCGTTTTGCGAGTTCTGGATTCTCATGCAGAGCCTTAGAAATGGCTTCGCTAAGGGTTTTCGCTTCTTTTTTAACTAGGATCTGTTCAGCAAGCTTGATCACTTCAGCGGAAGGATCGCTGCCAGTAGCAGCAGGAGGTGGAGCTCCATTACCTTGTGAACCCAAATTTACAGGCTGCGACAATTCTGCAAGTTTAACTGCATCGTTATCCATGAACGCTTGACGCTGTGCTTCAACTACTTTGCCTTCGCTCATGAGTTTGTTGAATGCAGAATTCCTCTCTGCGAGTTCAGCAGCAGCTTTGGATTTACCAGCTTCGATTTCGTATGCAGCACATTTAGCTTTCATTTCTTCAAGCTGAGCTTTGAGAGCAACGATTTCTTTTTCTTTTTCATCTTCTTCTGCTGGTGCAGCAGGAGGTGCAGGAGGCAAAGCAAGCTTTTCAGCAGCAGCTTTATCTTCAGCGGCCTTCTTTTCTTCTGCTGCCTTTTCTGCTGCCTTTTCTGCAGCCAATTCTTCTTCGGTCTTCATTTTCAATCCCTTTCCTTCGCTAAGTTCAATGGCTGGTGCCATGTTTTTAACCACTGGTCTATTCGTAAGACCTGCACCAAATAGCACAGGTCCAAACTTCTCTAAGCTCTCGTTGTCTTGATAGTCGAAGGTAAAGTCTGCGCTTAGATATCTGTACTCGCGCTTGATCAACGTTTCTTTTCCTCGTGGAGTCCAAGATACTTCTGCCCACAAAGAGTTACCGTCATCAGAAATGTGGATTGCCTTTACCCAAGCAGCAGCTTCTTTATGACTCTCGTGAGCGTAATCAATAGCTACGTCAACGCCTCGTACCTTAGCGTCGAAGTTCTTTTGCATAGCTAGAAGGTGTTCTTTTCGAATATTGAAAACACCGTACTCAGGATGGTGGAAGGTTCCCACTCGTAGAATCTGAATCTTTGTGTTGATTTCACTCTCAGGTACAGCGGCGAACTCGCCTAACTGAATAGGTGCAGATCTGAAGTGTTTAATCATTCACTTCATCGTGACCGTTCAAACACCTGACGTCAACATATGGCGACGACTAAAATTTTTGACTGTTAGACTTCGGACAGTCCGATGTACTTTTCGAGACGTTCTGATGACGGTCGAAGCTTCCCAACTTCTTTATTGCCTAGATTTCCAACTAAAATTGGTACGAGAAAGCTTTTGCAATTGTGGTGAAGTGGAGGATAGTATCTTGCCGCTTCTGGATCATCCTTTGGAAATACAGTCCCAGCTAAGTCTTCACAGATGGGACTTACCGGATCACCGTTAACAAATTCAAACGCTTCAATCTCTTCAAGAACTTCGTCGGTGAAGAAGAATGCATTTCGTGCATTATTTATAAGAGCAGCGGCCTCGGTTCCTGAACCAGCAGACACAGCAGCGCCTTGAATATAGTCCTCAGCTGACTCTTCTAGGTCGCCTTGAAGAATACTGAAGCTGTCAGTTGAGTCTAAGCTTGAGCCGAATTGAAAGTAGATTGCCTTCTGAAGGTCTGCCGTCTGTGCTTCGATAATCAAAGAGCTCTGGTTTAGGATTCTTTTCTGAACGCTCTTAGGTAGTCGGTCAAACTCTGCCAGGTGAAGTGAGTCATCTGACCACTCTGCTAGACGAATCTTCTTCTTCGAAGGTACTTCTTTGCGTGCCTTTTCCATAGCGTCTAAAGATACAACGCTCATAGCATCGCGCAGAGCTTCCTTGTACGCCATCACACCGTGAATGTTTGCGTGTTTTGGCGCGTTGATTTGCTGACTAGGAATCGCTCTGTCGTAGTAGTTCATGACCTGAGATATTAAATCTCCAGAGATAAACGCCAGGTGCTCACGCATCACATCAGCAAGAGCAAGTCTCGCCTTGTTAAAATCAGACCTGACGTTTTTCTTCTGCTTAGGGTTTGACAAGCTTTGGACCTTTCGATTCAGAGTGTATCTTGTCAGTCTCGTCGTATGCTTCACCGACTGCCATGTTGAAAGCTTTTAGAATTTCTTCTTTGCCGACTTTGTGCTGGTAAACCATATTTACAATAGCCAGTGCAGCGCCTTTGATAATTGCGTCTATTGTCAATTGAGCGTTGTCACTTAAAGACAAGTGAATTATTGCCTGATTGCCAATGGATAAAGAAGCGTTGATTTTATTTTCGTTCACGAGTACCAGCCATTCTAATTCTCTCAGCAAGCGTAGGAGTAAACTGCTTCGGAGCTTCCACTACGCGCTGCCCGTCTAAGCTTCTATCGGGTAAAGCTAACCGCTTACGAAGATGGTCTTCGTCTCGGTCGCTAGGAGTCAACCATTTACCACCGCCTAATGCTACAAGAATATCTGCCAACTCTTTACCAGCTTTGTCGCTGATGCCTGATACCTTAAGTTTAGGTTTTGCTACCTTGTCTGCGAAGTTCATCGAGCACAGCTCAGGGATGATCTTCATGTTCACAGCACCAGCTATGTCGGATGCAATGTGGTTGATACCTGATAAGAAGAAATCACTTAGGTCGTTGCTTAGCGAGTAGCTTCCAGATGTTCCCATTCCAAGCTCAAGGAAGTTTGCAAGGAACGACTTCGTCATTCGCTTGTCTTCATTGTCGATCGACTTCTCTACCTTCTCAGGATCGTACGCATTTGTTTTGAGTTCTAAATCAACTCCGTCTGGCATCATTAAATAGTTCGCTTGATGCGTTGTGTAAATTTCGAGAGCTTCTTTTAAAGCGTTACGTGCTTCTGTGCTCATCGTTCCGTTTGGAACCTTCGCGATAGGTGTAGGCACAGCGAACTTCTCAACACCGATAGCGTTTAGTTTTAAGTAAACGTTCTTACGATACCAGTTACCGTAGCAAGGTCGAAGTAAGCTGATGCCTTCGTAGTTCGATCCTTCCTTATCCATCGTTAGCACGAGAAGAAACTGAGCAGGCATATCTACAGATCGGTCGAGATCTCCGTATGCGTACTGAGTTACAGAAGCAAGCTTACCGTTTGACTTGTCAAGATTCCAACGCTCAAGAGTTCTAGGCGAACGCCATCCAAGCGAACGAATTCCATTATAGTTTCCAAACTTCTCGTTACCTAGAACAACTTTGTGTGTGATTTCAAACACAGCGTGACCGAAAGGAACCACCGTTAGAGCTTCACCAATGAACTGCTCGAAGGTCTGGTCCATGTCGTCAAATAGAACGTGCTTAATAAAGTCAGCGCGAAGCTGAGCTTCTGGTGTGTCGTCACCAGCTTCAACTTCCCATACAGCGTCTTTGATTGGATTGATGACCGCTGAAAGGCACATCTTCACATTAGAATCACTGCGACGCATCTCGTCGAATACATCGGCGCGTTCTTTACCTTGTAGAGCTTGAAGATATTCTTCCTGTGGATAACCGCTGTAGTTCTCTGTCCCTGAAGAACCAAGTGGTACTAAATGCACGAATGAAATTTTCTCTTGATCCTGTTGGAGGACTTCGTCCTCGGCTAATTTAACCGAGTTCTTTTTATTTTTCGTTACCAAGTAGCGCCTCCTTGAATAATTGTCTTACCTTTATTTTGTACCATGTCCTGAGAATATTCACCCGCGACATTATTGGCAGCCCACAAAAGATACTGAGTTGAGCTGTCGACTTGGTCGTCATGTGAGCCACGAGGAAATGATATCAGCTCTTCTATGTAATCGTTAATCCACGGTGCAATAGAAGGGTCAGGTAGCCAAACGTTACCAGCTTCAAATAACGGTGAAGCTGCCTCAGCTCTAAATATCTTAGATGTCTTCGGTTCAACTGCTATGAGACCGGAAAACTCTCTTTTGAGTGTATCGATGATAGCTGCACCGTTTGCCTTCTTTTCCACTAGCTTCGTCAGCGCTTTGACATGTGCATAGCTCATCATTCGAATAGCCTGCTGCTGATCTGTGAACCCCATCTTGTCTCGCACTTGAGAAATTAAATAATAATTAGGACCAAGCCTTCCCCAAAGTTGACCGACCGCGTAATCATTCTTTTCGCCTTCATCGAAGCTTAGGTCCCAGCTTTGAGTGAATTGACGAATGCCTTCTGGGAGTACTTTGTAGAATCTAAACCATGAGCGCTTGAAGATATCACCAACACCAGCACTGGGCTTCTGCTGATACATAGCGTTATAGACTCGAGTCCCCAAGCTTGCTTTGAGTTTGGCCAGTGTCTTCTCATCACGCTTTGCAGGCCATAGGGCTTCTCCTGGTTCTCGAGGGTCAATATCTATGAGCTCATCTTCTGCTGTGGCTGGTAGGCTAAACACAGTCCACTTGTCAGCGTCTGGATTGGTACGCTCTAGCTCCTGAAGCCTTCCTACTAAGTCGTCGTGATGCCACCTAGTCATTGTCACAAGAACGCCTACGTCTTTAGATACACCGCCAATGTCTGATTCCTCGCCTCGAGTCATGAGCGTTGTGGTCCACCATTCCCATGTGGCATCTCGGATCGTTTTAGAGTTTGCCTCTTGAGCGTCTTTGACTGGGTCGTCCACGATAATGTAATCAGCGCCTTCACCAGTTACACCAGCGCCTCGACCGACTGAAAGGTAGACTCCTTTACGTTCGACAATCTCAAAGCCGTTATTGTTTCGCACCCATTCTTTAGTGGGCTTCGTTCGCATGTTAGGTCCCATGAGATCGGTGTGTGCGAAGACTCTCTGGTACGATTTGGAGTCGATGATCCTTTGAACGTCTCGGTTCATCCTGGAAGCAAGTGACCGAGAATAGGACGCTGCAATGATACGAGCGTCTGGGTTCACGCCTAGAAGAAACGCTGGTAGACGACGAGAGACCTGTTCAGACTTCCCATGCCTGGGTGGCATGTTGATTATTAGGCGCGTGATTTCTTTTTGTGCGAACTTACCTAGAACTTCCGCTAAAGCTTTATTGTGCCACCACAATTTATAATCTGGTTTGGTGTATGTTATGAAATCTAAAAAACTGGTACGAGCTTTAACCCGATGCTGCATATCGTCGAGTATCGCTAACTCTCGTTCGTACTCTAGTTTCTCAGCAGCTCCCATTATCCCTCAGCGGAAATCTTTGAGCGTAGAAGTTTCATTCTCGCCTCAATCTCTTGCTCACTTAGATCGGTAGTTACCTTGAAAGGTTTGTCATCAGCGTTGGCATGTTCAAAGCGTTGTGTCTCACGTTTTGCCCACTTAGAGTGGTGCCTACGCTCCAGCATCCACGCTGAGGCCTGCCATTGATTCCTACCAGCTCGGTCGATGTTTGCTAGGTGCCTAGCTTCACCCTCAGCTACTGCCTTGTTCACAGCATCGAGAAGTTCACGATAAGGACCAAACGGTTCCTTGTTACCTCTACGCATCCATTCGAAGAAGGTGTCTTTAGTTGTCCCAGCCAAAATGACTGCTGTCTCAAGGTACATCCCTAGCCGCAGTGCATTAGTAATGGACTGAATATAATGCGACGGGTCTTTAAGAACTGTTCCTGGCTTTGGACCTGGTTTCTTTTTAACTTTGACTGGCTTATTCATCTGGATCCTCAAAAGGAACTGGCTGCTGCCTGTCCCATTCATCTAGGAGCTTGTCTATTGCGATTCTTATGAACTCACTGGTGTTACAGCGGTGGTCAAGTCTGAGTCTTCTGAGCCTGTGGTCTTGGTCGTGCCGAAGGTAGACGGTAGTGATTACCTTTTTGCGTGAGCCTCGTTCAACGAAGTTTGTGAGCTCTGGGAGTTTGAATATCATTTGGGTTCCTCGTTTCGCCATCTGAGGATCTGTTCTTTGACTCCAGGCTTTGTGAATACCTGGTTTAGAGCATCGACTATTATTTTATTGATGGTCATTCCTTCGCGTTTGAAGTGCCTCTTGGTCAGGACGAGAAGCTCCCACATTTCAGGGCTCATGTAGACTGCTGTCTTTTTGGGTTTAGGACGCTGCCTTTTAGGTAAGTCCTCGAGAATCTTGAGCCCACTGATTGCCATGCTCCTTAGATTGTATACATAGTTTGACCACTATGCTAGACGCGGAGCTGCATAGCGACACAGTTTAGTATGTACTATGTACCTTGATTGATTAGGTCTTGGTCTTTGGTTTTACTTCGACAGTGATCTTGCCTTGTTTTGGTGCGCACTTTTTCCACCTGTAGATGCCTTCTACGTGTTTCATTGTGTCGTTCAGTAGTATCCCACAGCTTACAAGTGCATCTAGTATCGGTTTAAAGGATCCAACTAAGCCGTCAAAGTCAGGCTCACTTGAAGAGTGTCTTGTCATTGTGACCTGAGCGAAGTCTAACGGGAGTGCTTGAAAAGACTTCTTCGCTATTCTTGTGTGCCAGTAAACGATGTCTCGCCACTTGGTAGCTGACTTGCTTCGCTTACTCCAGTGAGCTCCTAGTAATTTATTCGGAGTAGGTGGTAGTTCTTTAATCTCAAACGTCATTGATGTTGTGGAGTCTTCCAAAGCAGTCCTCCCAACCTAGAGAGTTGAGATGTTTCCAAACATGAGGGTTCAGAATGCAGAAGTCTTTCCACCCTATTTTGTGCCAACTCTTAGCGCCGAACACATGACACGTAGCAGTGCAGAGAGGTATGACATTCCAAAAGTCATCACCACCAAAGTCACCTTTAGTTTTTATGTGGTGCGCTTCTGACTTCGGCGCTCTTCCACAAGCTAAACAAGGTAGCTCTCTTATGGCCTTTAAAAACTCTGGGTCTTTAGTTCTCGTTGGTTTTAAGATAGCCATACAATCGTCATAATTAGAATCGTAAGAACTGCCCAAAACAGTAGCTCGTATTGATAGTTAAAATTAATTTTGTTCATATTTTTCACCTTAAG